CACCCCCGCGCCGCCTGCGCCTGCTGCGCCAGCTCCGCCGACCGCGCCAGCGTCAGCCCCTCCCGGACCAGCGCCGTGACCACCTGGACCTCGGCGTAATTCAGCCCGTGCAGGTGGGCTCCGTGGCACCCCTCGCACCCGTTCCCCGGCGTCGCCACGGCCTCCGTTCCGGCCTCCCGGATGCCCTGGGCGGCCTGGGGTGGCTCCTCCGTCCGCTTCGGCCGTCCTGGGCGCCGCCTGGGCTGCCTGTCATACACGCCTCTCGGCATCGTCGCCTCCTGTTCCACGCCGTCACCCGGCGCCACTCGATGTTTCACCCCGACCGTTTCACGGTCCGCTACTCGACCGGAAGCGCCCGAATCCTCTCCGCGGCCTGATAGGGGAGCAAGATCGTCTTCACGTCCTTCCCCTCCGTCTCGGAGCGCATGTAAGCCGGCCGCTCGCACTCCTTCGCCGCCCGCTCCCGCATGGCCTCCTGCCCGGCCTGGTGTCCGCGCTCCATCCCCTCGACCAAGAGTTCCGCGAACGTGCGTCCCAGTTCGTCGGCTGCCGTGTGGAGCTTCTCCCGCTGCGCCCATTCCTTGCTCGTCATTCCGCTCCTCCTCTCCCAGCTCCCGCGGCTCCCCCCGCCCCAGCGAGGTCACGCCGTCCCGATCGGTGTGACTGATCGCCTCCGTGGTTGGCCCAACCGCAAACCGACACGCCGAGCACCACTCCGGCCGGGGCTCGTGGCCGAACTGGTCCGGGTGGCGCTCCTGGCGGCAGCCTGGGCAGATCCGGAGCGGGGACGCGGGAGTGGTCATCAGAATGGCCCACTGCCGTCCTGGTCCATATCGGGGTCGTCCTCCGCCACCGCCCCCACCAGGGCCCGCTGCGCCGCCTCGAGCTGCCAGCGCTCCACGGGCTCCATGTGCAGGGCGGCCGCCGCCAGCCGGGCCGTCTGCTCGTCCGTCGGGGTGATGCCGTAGATGGCGCCGGCCCCGTAGAACTTGGTGAAGCCCGCTCGGGTCTCCACCGGGATCGGCGCCTCCAGACTGAGTTGCCGCCCCCGGAACTCGAGGGTGGGGACATCCACCCGTAGCATGGTCGTGCCGGCGATCTGCTGCTCCGTCAGCTTCCCCGCAATCCGCTGGTGCCCGAACAGCTCCACGATCCCCCAGGTGTCGAACGTCGCCTCGCTCATCCAATCCTCCTTTCGTCGAGCATCTCCTCCACCTCCTCAACACTGGTCGCCACCGCGCCCATCTGGTACATGAGCTCCGGCTCGCACCCCTCGGCCAGGAGGATCACCAGCCGCTTGCCCGCCCCGGCGAACCAGCCGGCCTCCAGGTGGGCACTCCGGACGCAGGGCAGGACCAGGACGCACGCCTCCGCCCACTCCATGGCCGCGAAGTCGGAACCGAAGCCGCTCTTGGCGATCGGATGGCCGAGGGCGGCGCGGAACTGCTTAGGAGTCCACGTCTGCCACTCGGCGTCAATCTCCGACCAGTGGAAGCCCTGGTCCCCGGGCCGGGGATTGCGGAAGTCGTACACCTCATGCCCAGCCGCGCGCAGCGCCGCCACCACCTCGGGTTGCCGCGCACACCGCCAGGACGACGCGACGTAGATTCGCATTCACCGCACCTCCAGTCCGAACCGCAGCCGGAACCACCCCCGGTGCTCCCCGTCCTGCAAGATCGCGCTGCTCAGGGACATGGCGGGGTCGTAGCGGATCTCACACCCGGGCCAGGTCTCCTGGAGGAACCGCGCCACCCTGGTGGCGTCCCCCCGGCACAAGAGCCCTCCGCAGAGGTCCTCAACGCGGGCCTCCTGCACGGTCAGGTGGATGGCGACCGAGCCCGGGCTGGCCATCAGCGCCCCTCCGGAACGGCCGCCGCCTTCAACTTCCGCAGATAGACGGGATCCCCGTCGTATTCCGCGATCGGCGTGTCCATCTGCCGATCGAGCTGCGGGCACGCCTCCTTGGGGGCGCGGCAGACCGACAACTCCCCCAGTTCTGGGTCCATCAGCACCCCCAGGACGATCTGCCCGCAGTCGAAACACCCCGGAATCAGGTCCCGCTGCCCCGGCAGGTTGACCGGGACCGCGTAGATCGGCCGCGTGTCACCCATGCGTCACCCCTCCAAGAACAGGATCGGCCGAGCCACCACCATCCCCTTGCTCGGGTAGTCGATCAGCCCCAGCGAGCGCAGGCGGCCCCGGGGGTTGTTGAAGGCCCCCCCGCCGTCGGTGTACCCGGATCGTTCCGCTAGGGTCTCGTTGCTGACGGGCCGCGGGTAGGTGTCGAGGAGCACCCGGAGGATCTTGCACTCCGGCCCCGGGAGCCGCTCCAGGACCCGCTGGTGCAGCTCCACGGTCGTGAGGGGCGTCTGCGGCGTCCGGGCCAGGGTCCGCCCGGCGTCGGTCAGGGCCAAGCGGCCGCCACCCCGGTACTCCAGCAGGCCCCGGCTATGGAGCCGCCCCCGGGGGTTGTTCCAGGCCCCGCCCCCGATCGTGTAGCCGGCCAGGAAGGCCGCGGCCGCCTGATCGGCGTCCGGTTGCCCCAGGCTCTCGATCCAGGCCACCGCGTCCAGGATCCGCTGCTCGGGCCCGGAGAGGGACGCACCGTCCACCGGGATCGCCGGCGATCGGCGGGGACCGGTGGGGGCCGGGGTGGCCGGCCTGGGCGACGGGACACCTCGCGGGGGTGCCTCCACCGCCCCCCTGGTTTTGTAGACCAGGGAGGCGAGCATGGCGTGCACCTGCGACAGGTTGGCATCGAGCGCGTCGCGCACCTCGGCGAGGGTCTTCTGGTACTCCTGGAGCGACCGACGCTCGGTGTCGGTCAGTACCGGCACCTCGACGATCGTCGGCGCGGTCGGTGCCGGTATCTTGCCCTTCTCGCGGGCCAGCTCGGCCGTGAGGACGGCGATCTGCCGGCGCAGCTCCCGGGGGTCCTCCGCCTTCGCTTTCTCGATGGTGGCAGCCATCCGCGTCTGGATGGCCTGGAGGTCCACGTCCGCCAGGGTGGACGGGGGCCGCTTCCCCCGGACGTCCTTCGGCGTCGCCCCGCTGTCGAAGGTCTCGCGCCGGCGGACCTGGATCCGCGTGAGCGCCCCGAGCCAGTGCGGCGACCAGACCCAGGCCTCCCCGTCCTTCAGGCTGGGCAGCGATTCCAAGAGCTCCCGGCTCTGCCCGTGGTACTCCACCCAGGCCTCGATCGCCTTCCGGTCCTGGGGCGACGTCGTCCGCAGCACGATCAGCGTTTCGATCTGCGTCAGGATGTTCTTGTTGATGGCTGCGGAGCGCTGGGAGATCATCGTGATGCCGAGGCCCCGGGCCCGGCCGCGCCGGACGATGTTCTCCCAGGCGCGGAGGCACCGAGCCTGCTCCCGGAAGGGCCGCTGCGGGACGTAGTCGTCGGCCTCCTCGAGGAAGAGGTGGAGCGGGTCCTGGTTGCACCGGTACAGCCGCTCGGCGAAGTCCGTCAGGAAGCGGACCTTATCCCCCTCACTGAACTCCGAGACGTCCAGGACGCAGGACAGGCGTTGATCGACCGCCAGGTCCGCCAGGAGGGCCCCGGCGCCCCGCTCGAGCGGGACATCCCCGTGGCGGCCGCCGAAGATGGGGATGGCCAACCCGGCGCCCTGCCCTGCCCCGGCCGCCCGGAGCCCCCACCAGCTCCCCACGGGATCCACGACCACGAACGGCAGCCGGGCCCGGGCCATCTCCTCGGCCATGACGGCGCCAGTGTTGCTCTTCCCCGCGCCGCGCACTGCCAGGATCCCGAAGGTCTGGGTGACGGCGTCGGCGGGAAACGCCAGGGTGTCGGCGATCCGGAGTGCGGTCATCGGTGGGCTCCCCATCACGCTGCAGTCGTCTGCACGGCCTTCCGTGCCGGTTTGTGTCGGGCCACAGCCCGCTGCCGCACCTTGGCCCGCGTGGCCTGTTCGGCGGCTGCCAGCTCCTCGGGAGTGGCGCAGGCGGAGCACAGCCCGGCGTTGGTCTTCTTGTCGAGCGTCACCCAGCCGCACGGCTCCCCCTCGATGGTCTCGCAGGCCTTGCCTTCCGTGCATCCGCACTTCGTGCACGTCGGCTCGTCGTACTCCACCGCCGCGGCCTTCCCGTTGCCCTTGCTCTTCCACAACTCCTTGGCGGCCTTCGCCTTCGCCTTGTCCGCCTTGGCCTTCTCCTCCCGCTTCAGCTCGGCGTCGATCGCCGCCACGTCCACGCCCCAGCGCGTGGCAGCCGCCACCAGCGCCTTCCCGCTTCGCTCGGCGCCTCCGTCGTACGGCGCGAAGAAGGCCGACTTGACCAAGCTCATCGTGATCAGGAGCCGGGCCAGGCCGTCCCGGTCGAGCGTGTGGAGCTGCTTCTCGGCCGCCTCTCCGGCCGCCGCCCACACCGAGCCGTTCTTCGTCCCCTGGGTGTACCACCCCTCCAGGATGGCGATCTGTTTGCGGTACTCGGCCCAGATGTCGCCGAAGAAGGCGGTCGCGATCCCGGAGAGGTCCTCCTGGGTCAGCGCGGCGTGCGTCACCCGGCCCCGGATGGCCTCCAGGATCCGCCGCCGCCGGCCGACCTCCCGCCGGTGCTTCGCCTCCTTCGCCTTCTGCTTGGCCCGCCAGTCCTCATTCCCGCCGATCGCCCCGTGGCCGTGGTGGATCTTGCAGCTCTTCTCGGCGCACACGGTGCGGAGCGTCCCCGTGTCGTGCCCGCTCATCACGAGGCCCTTCCGGACGTGGGCGCAGCTCTTCGGCTCCGCCTCGGTCCAGTCCTGGCCCCGCCGCAGGTAGTCCTTTCCTCTGGAGTCCCAGTCCCCGAGCTGCAGGAGGGGCTCCCCCTTGGCCGCGGCCTTGGCGAGCGTCCGCTCCAGGTGCGCAGCCCGCTTCGCCGCGAAACACGCCCGATCGGTGCAGACGTCCTTCTTGGCCAGGTCGGGGAACAGATCGGTCGCGTTGCCGCTCCGCTTCGGACAGGTGCTGCAGGCCCCTGCCGCGGGCACCAGGCCTGCGTCGTCCTTCCGCCAGGGCACCCCGACCATGCCCATGTGGACCGTGTCCTCGATCCAGCGGCTCAGCTCGCGGACGCTCATCAGCTCGTACCAGGACTCGCCCGCCTCATGGAGGAGGTACTCCAGCGCCACCGCCTGGTCCGTCGGCGTCAGCCGGGCGATCAGCACCGCGTGGCCGGCCGTGATCTGGTCCGCCACAAAGGCGTCCTTGGCCTCCGGGACCAGCTCCGCCAGCTTCAGCCGCTGGTAGACGTAGCTCTTCGACTTGCCCACCTTGGCGGCCACGGTATCCACGTCGTAGCCGGCCTGCTGCATGAGGGTCCGGTACCCCTCACCCTCGTCCAGCGGGTGGACGTCCTCCCGCTGGAGGTTCTCGATGGTCAGCACCTCGAGGAACTGGGTGTCGTCCATCGGGCGCACGATGCAGGGCACCTCCGTGCACTTCGCCAGGCCGGCCGCCCGCCGGCGTCGGTGGCCCGCCCCGATCTCGTACCCGCCGGCGGGACGCGGCCGGACCAGGATGGGCGAGAGGATCCCCACCTTGGCGATGCTCTCCGCCAGCTCCTGCAGGGTCGTCGCGTCGTAGTGTTTCCGGGGATTCCAGGGGGATTCGTGGATCTCGGCCAGAGACAGCATCCGGGTCTCGATCGGTTGCATCGCCACCACCTCCTCCGTCACGCCACCACCAGTTCGGCCTGGGAGTCCTCATGACCCCCGGTCACTCGCACCTGGCATGGGAATACGTCCCGCAACTTGGACACGTGGGAGATCACCGCCAGGAAGCTGAACTCGCTCTGGGCCGCGCGCAGCGCCGCCAGGACGGCGTCCAGGTCGCCCTCCGAGAGACTGGCGAAGACCTCATCGAGGAACAGGGCATCGATCCCCACCCCGGACCGCCGCTCCTGCAGGCGGGTCCACGCGACCCGGAACGCGATGGCGAGCTCGTCCTCCTGCCCGCCGCTGTAGCCGTCGAGGCTCCGCTCCCCCCGCCAGTCCCGCACGAAGATCTCCAGGCCGTCGGCCAGCGCGTCGCGGCTCTTCACCTCGCGCTGGGTCGCGATCCGCACCTGCATCCGGTTGCGGCTCACCGTGGCCAGGAACCGGTTGGTCTCCTCCTCGAGCATCGGGCAGGCCTGGTTCTCGAGGATCATGATGGGGATCTGCTGATAGGCCAGCTCGAGGGCGAGCAGGCGCGTATGGTCCGCGCGCAGCTCCGTCGCTCGGATGGCCGCCGTGGTGCGGTTGCCAGCGACCTGCTCCAGCGCGGCGAGTGCCGCCCGCGCCGTGGCAGCACGCTGAACAGCGACCTGCTCCGCGGCCCGGTGCTGCTCCCCCTCGGCTTGGAGGGTGGCCAGCGCGGTCTCGAGTCGGCGGATCGCCGCCTCAGTGTCCGTCAGCGTCTGCCGGAGCTCCGGCTCCCGGGCCAAGGTTGCCTGGAGCTGCTGGATCTCCGCGTCCAGTTCCGCCACCTCGGCCTGCAGGCCGGGCAGCTCCCGCTCCGCCAGGAGGAGTTCAGACCACTCGCCCGCCTCGCGGATCCTCGATCGCTCATCCTCGGTCGACGTGATGGTCGCCTCGAGGCCGCGGTACCGCGTCCGGATCTCCTCCAGCGCCCGCTCGATCGCGTCGTGCTGGTCCCCCGCGGTCCGGGACGCCGCCTCCGCCGCCGCGGACTCGGCCTGCAGGCCGGGGATGGTCGCCTCGACGGTGTCCACAGACGCCAGCGCGGCCTCCACAGGGGTCAGGCTGGCGATTTCCCGGTCGAACCGGGCCAGCTCCGCCTTCTCCTTCCCGAGCAACTCCTCATGCACTGCGATCTCGGCCTTGAGGGGGGCGGTATCCTGCAGCGGGGGGACCTCCGGGCGGACCCAGGCATCCAGCGCCCCGATAGCGGCCTTCAGCGACCCCTCGGCCGTCTCGGCTTCACGGGCGTTCTCGAGGAGCGGGCACGTGGACACGAGCGTCACGTTGTCACGGCACGGCACCTCACCGATGAGTCGGGCCCGCTCGTGACAGGATTGCAGATGTGTCGTGTGCCCGGCACGTTCTGCTGCCTTCTTCTGCGCCTCCGCCTCGATCTCCCCGGCTTTCCGTTGCGCCTCTAGGTTGGCGGTCATGAGCGTGGAGATCTGCTCCCGCTTGGCGGCGAGGATCGGCTCCCGGACGGCAATCTCTGCCAGCAACCCCGTACGGCAGTTGCGGGCACGACCGAGCTGGGCAACCTGGGCCTGCAGGGCGGGGCGTCCCTCGACCGTCGTCCGAGCCTGCAGGAGCCTGGAATTGACCGCCCGCCACCGCTCGGCCGCCTCGGTGGCCCGGGGAAGCGAGGCCGTCGCCTCTGCCGCCTTGCCTTTCCCCTCCGCCCCGATCGCCGCCAACTCCTGCCGCTGGGTGGCCAGGAGCGTATCGAGTTCCCCTGCCCGCCTGACTGCCGCTTCGATCTGCTCGCGACGGGCCAGGAGCGTCTCCGCCTCCGTGATCCGGGTCCGTTTCTCTGTGCGCCGTCGGTCCTTGGTCCAGAGCGTCTGCTTGGTGTCCGCGAAGCCGGCCAGCTCCCGCCGCCGGGGCTCGACCGTCGCCCGCTGGGCGGCCAGCTCGCCCGTATCCCGCCCGATCCGCTCCCGGCAGTCCGCCTGCCGCCGCTGGTGCTCCTCCTGGGCCACGGTGGCCTGCTGCACGGCCGCCTCCAGCACCGGACGCTGCGCGAGCTCCCGATCGGCCGCCGCCACCTGGGCCTCGAGGGCCGTCGCGTCCCCGTCCACCGCCCCCGCCTGTTTGCTCGCCTGGATCCGCCACCGCTCCCACTGCTCCAACCCCAGCATCTTCACGGTGACCTGGAGGCGGGCACTCTTGCCCGTGTACGTCTTGCCATCGATGCGTATCGACCCGGGATCCAGGAACTTCGCCGCCTGCTTCTGGAGGGCAAACGGCCCGCACGTCAGCTCCTCGTACCCCATGCCGATCGTCCGCAGGATCTCGGCCTGGGTGTCGTCAATGCTCTTGCCCCCCTTGGGGATCCACCCGCCGGTGCCGTCACTGACGGTGAACTGGAGATCACTCTTGGGCCGCGCCGTCTTGAATGACTGGCTCTTGACGATCCGGTAGACCGACCCGGCGCGCGCGAACTGCAGCTCGCCCTCGACGACGTCTGCCCCCGTCTTCACGTGCCCGCGGGGATCGGTGCTCCCGTTCTTGTCGGTCAGGCACCAGAGGATCAGCCCCAGGATATTGCTCTTGCCGGCGCCGGTGTCGCCCGTGACAAGGACGGCCTGCACACTGCGGAAGTCCAGCTCCAGGGACGCGTAGCCCCGCCAGTTGGTCGCTTTGAGGTACAGTGGTCGCATGGGTCCCCTCACCCCCCCAGCCGCCGGGGGAATCCGTAGGCCTCCAGGGCCGTCTCGCATTCGTCGAGGCTCGCCGCCCGGAACGCGATGCAGCCGTCCCGGTGCGCGAGGTCCAGCCAGGCCTGCTGTTCCAGCTGCCGGCGGGCGTCCGTCTTGGCGCCCGGCCGCTTGACCTCCACCTCGATCCCCCGCCCCGTCCCGATCTGCCGACCGGTGAGGTCCGCCATGCCAGGCGCGCTGAAGCGGACGAAGGAGAGGCCCTTGTAGGCCCCGCCGACATTGCGGCGGTACATCCGGAAGCCACGCAGTTCCAGGTAGGCCTTGACCGCCGCCACCACGTCCGTCTCGCGGGTCCGGACCCCCTGTGGGCGCGCGCTCATTGCAGCGCCCTCGTCACGACCTGCGTCAGGAGGCCGTCTGTCCACAATCCCCGCTTGCCCGCCCAGGGGATCGGGTCGACCAGGCGCTGGCAGTCTGTGACGTACCACGCCCAGCGGCCGGGGGCGTAGTTGCCGAACGCCGCCTCAGGGCCGGAGACCTGCAGCCGGTCCGTCCGGACGCAGTCCCGCACGGTGCCCACGGCCAGCACCGCACCGAACGGGAGATCCGCCGGGCCCCGGATGCCGGCGCCCAGGAGGGCGGCACGGAAGACCGGATCCGCGCACCAGTCCAGCTCCCCCCGGTATTTCGCCGCATGAATTCCGACCAGCCCGCGATAGTCGGTCCGCCAGCTCCGCGTCTCGATCCGCTTGGCGCCACAGGCCACCAGCGAGGCCCAAGGCTGCCAGAGACTCAGGAATCTCATAGGGCCTCCTCCAGCCGGATCCGCAGGGCGAACGGGATGGCACACCCCCCGGTCGCGGCCGGGATGCCGCACTGCGCCGCCAGCAGGACGCACGGCTCGACGTAGGGCTGGTCCAATTCCCTGGCGGCCACCAACGCCGACACGATGGGGACGAATTCCTGGGGCGTGAGCCCATTCTTCCAGGCGTAGGTCGTCATCGCGCCGCCCCGGCCAGCGCCCGGTGGGCTGCCAAGAGGGCCCCCAGGTCGTCCGGCCGGCTGTTGGTCTGGTGCCACAGCCGCAGGCTGGCCTCCGGGGTCAGCTCCCCGGTCATCTCCGCGCTCCGGGCCCTGGTCTCCCGGGTGATCTCCAGTTGCTCGCTGAACGTGGGTAGTTGCCGCCAGACGGTCAAGTAGGGCTGCAGCTGGTCCGCCTCCTCCTGGGTGACCTGCCCCTTGACCCGCACGACGGGGAGCTCGGCCAGCGGCTCCCCTTCGAGCCGCTCGAGGAGGGCCTTGTCCCGGAGCTGCCCTGGCTCCAGCGTCATGAACCGCCGCGCCGGCGTCTCCACCAGGTGGACGACCGGGAACAGTTCCCGGTCGTCGGAGAGCTCGACGTGGAGCCACCCCTTCGTCTGCCCTTCCTCGTTGGCGCTGCATCGGTCCGTGCTCCCGGAATAGCACGCGCGCGGCGTGACCATCTGGAAGCCGTGGTAGTCGCCCAGGGCGACGTAGTCGAATCCATCGAGGTCCTCAGGATTCAGGCGAATCTCGCCGGTCCCCGTCGCCTGCTGCAGCTCCGTGAGCCACGCTCCCTGGATCCCGCCGTGGTAGGCGAGGATGGCGGGGAGGGTCGGGTCGAGCTGGGAGCGGAAGCCCCGGAGGATGGTGCGGAGCTTGTCGCAGATCAGGGCGTTCAACGCACCCGGGATCAGGCCGCGGTACTCGTCCTTGGCGGCCACGATCGACCGTCGGGGGCTCGGGAGGGTGCAGATCTGGACGTCGCCCACCCGGGTGGACACCGTGAGGAGTTCCGGCCGGGTCGAGACGAGCAGGCGGAGCGGATTCCGGCCGATCAGCGGCTCGATCGCGTGCCGCTCCGTGGCACTCTCCGCATTCCCGTGATTGTCCGCCAGGAGCAGCACCGGGATCCGGGCACAGAGTTGGTCCAGGACCTCCGTGGCCGCGCACTCCTCCGACGGCCACGGCTTGTTGTGCTCGTACAGATCCCCGGCGATGATGGCCAGGTCGACGCCGCGCGCGATCGCGCCCTCGGCGAAGGCCCGGAAACAGCGACGCCGATCCTCCCCCCGGATGTTGCGCCCCTGGCTGTCGAGGATGACCGTGCCGGCGCAGTGGGCCCGGTCGTCCAGGTGGATGTCCGCGCAATGCGCGATGGTGAGCATGGAGCCTCCTGTCCGCGTCCGGTTACCACCCGATCGCCTTGCTGGCCGCCGTGTGCGCGGCCTCCCCGACCTCGACCCGCTTGCGCGCTATGACCTGCTGGTAGTACGTCCCCATCTCGCCCTGGAAACAGGGGTCCCCGGCCTTAGCGAACCGCCAGCGGCGGAGCAGCTCCTCATAGCCCATGGCGTCGATCTGCTGCTTCAGCTGCTCGATGGTCTGGTGCATGCGCTCTCCCAGCGGCAGCCTCATCTGCCGCGCATTCGCGCTCAACTGCGTCGCCAGCTCCCCCGGCGTCTCCGTGATGGCCCGCTCCACTCCGCCCGCTCGCCGCGCCGCCCCGTGATACCGGCCCCCACAGATGCAATCACAGACCGGGCCCTCAGCCTCGTGACAGGCGGCCGTACAGCGGCGCACTCCGTCTCCAATCGTCTGGTGCAACAATGTGGTCATGAGTGACTCGATGAGGGCGGACCCGGCGGCTCCATCCAAGGTTGCCGCCGGGCCGGTTTTCCACCTCAGGACGAACTATGCGATTGTCTACAGCCTACGGTTCGGCATCACCTCCCCTCTCAGCCCCAGCGGCCTGGGCCAGCTCCCGCTCGTCGTCCGGGGGAGACAGGGGCAGCTCCTCCTGCTCCGGCCCCCGGGCGATGTCGAGCACCCGGAATGATTCGGGGTCGATCACGAGGATGGTCGACTCCTCCACCGTCCCGTCCTTGGTGAACTTGAACTTGACGCTGCTGACGATCGCGCGGGCCTCGAACCGCACCGTGGCCCGTGGGGGAAACTCCTCTCCGCCGCGTTCGATCTGCCCACCGAGGCCCAGGCTAATGACCTCCCGGCTGATGTCGCGCCCGCAGAACTTGCCCATGATCGGGTCCCTCCGTCCCTCCAGCATCCGCGCGGCACACTCCAGGCAGAGGCCGCCGTCCGCGGCCCCGCCTGTCCCGCACTTGCGGCACGGCCGATCGGTGTGGATGGTGAGCAGGTGTGTGGCCATACAGTCCTCCTGCGCCTCCCAGGCTCCAGTGGTTACGCGAACGCCGGCTCGTCGACCGCCGGCTCCGGCATGTCGTGGAGCCGGTCAAAGAGCAGCAGGCGCTGCGGCCGCGTGAACTCGGCAAGCGGCTTGTTTAGCGTGAGCGGCTTCCCCGTCTGCGGGTCCTTGACGTCCCGTTTCCGCGCCAGCATTCGGGTCAGCACCGCGAGCTGGCGCGCGGTCACCATGGCCGCCTCCTCGACCTTCCCCGCCTTGGTCAGCTCGTCCTCGGCGTTGTACGCCTCGCGGAACTCGGCCTCGTCCCGCAAAGCCTGCTCGTCGGCCGACGGCTGCGGCTCGCGCCCGGCCGTCTCGGCCCCGGGCCCCGCGCCCCCGCCGGCGTCCCCCGCCGTGAGGGCCCGGGGCTGGTCTGGTGGCTCCAGTTCGGCGCGGCTCTCCGGCACCTCGATCGGGGCGGCGTAGCTCCCCCGGGCCGCGGTCGCCTGGGCCAGGTACAGCTCGCTGATCGTGCCGGTCGCCTCGGCCAGCATGAATTTCTTCACCTCGGGGTCCGAGTAGTCCGGGGTGAAGACCAGCTTCGGGACGACGAGCGGGCGAATGATCTGCTCGCGGGTATAGTTGGCCTTGATGCCCAGGAACACCCGGACGACCCGATTGGCGGCGCCGCTCTCGGCCCGCGAGACCTTGAACTTGCGGAGCTGGATCATGTCCCGGGCGACGGAGGCCTCGATCGCCGCCTGCCGCTGCACGGGGTCGCGGATGTCCTTGTTCTTGTGGGCAGCCGACGCTTCGAGCTCATCCTGCCGCGCCCGCAGATCGAACTCGTATTCCCGGGCCACCACACGCCACTGTCCGTCCAGCTCCTTGCGCTTGCCAGCCATCCGGAACCGGACGATCTCTGGGTCGGTCCCGGCGTCGGTGCGGCCGCACATCTCGTAGACCCAGGAGATCCCGGCGGCGGCGGCCACGCGATCGAGCGCCGCCTTGCTGTAGGCGAACTTGCCCGACAGCTCGTAGACATCGCCGGCCTTGGGGTCTGGATCGATGGGGACGACACTGATCATCGGCGTGTGCATCGGCGGGGTCGGCCCCAGCTCGACCGGGGCCAGGACGAGGTACTTCTTCTCGTCGAACCGCTGGATCTCTTGCGTCCACTGCTCTTTCTTGGGCACGGCTACGGCGGTGCTCGTCGTCATGCGCTCCTCCACGGTAGTGCTCTGTTCGAGCGTTATGGCAGTTCCCGCATTCCCCGCGCGGTCAGCTTCATCGCGCACTCCTGGCCGCAGGCGTGCCACCAGCCAGACTCCCAGCCGCCGGCGGTGAGGCGCGCGATCTCCACCGAGCGGACCGTCCCGGGGGGCCGCACGGCGTACCAGTCGGCCACGTCGCCGTTACTCGGCCGCTTGCACTCGTCGCACTCGTACCGCGTGACCTGCGCCATTTCCTCACCCCCCTTCCCGACCCTCCTCCGTGCGCGCCACCTGGAGGAGGTCCATGGCCATCGCCCCGCCGCAGAACCCGAAGACGATCAACCCCAGGGCCGCGAGCGTGATCATGCCGATACCTCCGCCGGGCCGGCCGCCGGCGCCACGATGTCCAGCAGACGCCCCCACATCCCTCGGCCGGGATCCGGCGGGGCGGCCCCGACGTGGTCGAGGGCCTGGTCGATGAGGTCCTGCTTCTCCACCAGGCGCCGCGCGATCTCGGCGTCGAGGGAGCCCTCGAGGACCAGGTGCTGGACGAGGACGGACCCCCGCTGGCCGATCCGGTGACAGCGGTCTTCCGCCTGGGACATGTTGCCGGGGACCCAGTCCAGCTCGGCGAAGATCACGTGGGAGCTGGCGGTGAGGGTCAGGCCCACGCCGGCCGCCATGATGGTGCCGAGGAAGACTCGGACCAGCGGATCCTGCTGGAAGGCGTCCACTGCGGCCTGGCGTTCGGCCAGGCCCATGTCCCCGGTACAGCACACGCACCGGACCCCCGCGGCGGCGAGGCACCCCTGCAGCGCCGCCACCACGTCCTTGTGATGGCAGAAGCACACCACCTTCCCGCTCTGCTCCGCCGCCTCGCGGACGTGCTCCAGGATCAAGGGGACCTTGGCCAGGGCCGTGGCGTGTCGCTGCACGCTCATCTCCGCGAACGCCACGGTCAGACCCGCCCGGAGGGCGGCAACCGCGGCCCGGTAGGCCGCCGGATCGTCTCCCCTCTGAGCGCACTCGGCGGCAGCGTGCAGTGTGGCGAGGCGGTCCTGTTGCGCCCTCCAGGCGGCCAGCTCGCCCGCCACCTCGCCCGCCGCAGCCTCGGCTGGCAGCTCGAGGATCTGGCGGCGCTTCGCCGGGAGTTCGGTCAACACGTCGTGCTTGAGCCTCCGGACCATGAGGGTGCTCCGGAGGCGCGCCTGGAGGTCGTCCAGGTGCGAGGCGCCCGTGACGTTCCACACGAGCTTCGTCCGCCGGCGGCCGATCAGCACGGCCTCCTGGTGCCCGGCGCAATAGCGGGTCACGTAGTCCCGCCAGTTCCGGCCGAGGCCCTGCGGGTCCGCCGAATGCAGCAGCGGCCACAGCTCGATCGGGCGGTTGAGGATGGGCGTCCCGGTCAGGTAGACCCGGCGGCGGGCCGGGATAGGCGTGACGGTCTCGCGGAGGGCAGGCGTGGTCTCCGTCTCCGGGTGGTGGATCACGCCACCGAACAGCTCGACGGTGCGCTGGGCCTTGGTGTTCTTCGCGTAGTGGACCTCGTCCGCGACCAACAGGTCCGACTCCCGGTCCCGTAGCG